GTCGATCCCCAATTAGCCTTGCTGTTGGGATCAAAGTTGGCGGAATACCACAGGTTGCCCATGTCAGTGACATCCACCGTAGCCTTAAGGCCGGCGGTCGAGTAGCCGATCTTGATGGTGTTGTGTCCTTGGCCTACCCCCCCGCCCTGATGTACCGGCACAAAACCCAACTTTGGCTGGAGGAAGTAGATCGTATTATTAGACTCCCGACGCATGTACATCTGTGCCGGGTCATCATTGGCCATGCCAACGATCGAGATCGCGTCGCGCAACGGCCGTTTAGCGAAAAGTCGGTCCGTCTCCGGCTTGGTGTATGCGTCACGGATGCCGTACCCAGAGAGGGTCGTGGGGTTGACACCAGCGACGACTAGCCCGCGAATATTCACCTGTACCTTGGTATAAGTCCCGGGCATGACCCCCGAGGGCTCATTCAAACGCCGATCCACGTAGTCCCGTGTCGCCAGGACCACAGCCGGATCGATTTTCAGCTCCACATTACTGGCGTTGCTCACCATCAGATTAATTCGCACGACCTGGGTACGCCCGGACCCCTGCGAGAGCAACGGTTTGAATGAAGGCGCGCAGTTGGCTATCGCGATGAGGTCGTCATCTGCATCGTACAGCCCGATTTCACGTATCCACCATCCGCCCACTTCGGCGGGGATAACCTGCTCGCCAATAATGATCGCGCTGTTGGCTTCGTCCACTCGTAGCTGATTAAGCGGCGCGCGGCGCCGCTCGTTGATAAGCCGGGTCTGAGCAGGGTCGGGAATGGGGTCTGTCCCGTTCGCGTCTCCTACGCCCATTTTTGAAATCTTCCACGCTACACCCAGCGCGTCGGCATTGGCTTGTTTGGCCGCGCCTACGTTAGTAAGGATGGCGAAGAACCGGGAAGTCTGATCAATCATCCGAAAATTTCCATTGCATCAATTGATATTTCTCGCCCGCCCAGTCCAAAGCTGCCCCCGACATTGATGTCGTGGGACGCAGGCGGATAAACGTCGATTTCATCACCGTCGTAGACGCTAGCAGCCAAGTGAAAGCGGCCGGTGGTACCAAAGGTGCCCGGCACCCCCATCGGTCGGGTTTCCCACCACTCCAGGACGTCGATCAGGTAACCCAGCGGTTCCACGACCCGGCGCAGAGCACCGATGGTGCCTTTGTGGGCATGGATGTAAAACGACGACCGAATGGCGGCGCGCTTGATCGATTCCGGCCATGCCCAGTCCCAACGGTCGACCGAGCATTCCCACGCGAGGTAGGGCAGCAGTCGCGTCGGACAGGTATCGGGGTTGTACAGTGCGCGCAACGGCACCGGAGTGACGTCGTCAGTTGCACGTTCAAGGGCGCGTTCCAGCGGAGTGCTGTTTAGCGGCAGCAGGCTGTTCATTGGTTGTTCCCAGTCGCACGTTGAATCCTTTGCAGTAAGCCGCTTGCGCCCTGGTCGGCACGAGGTCCCGCCACCCCACTAACTCGACCCGCCGCACTCCGCTGATATGCAGTTGCGCATCCACCGCCGAGCGGGCGATCTCGATACCGAGTCGACGTCGAGGATTGATCCACGCAGCCAAACGGTTCTGGCATTCGGCGAGAATTGCTTCGTTCTCGGACCCGGCGCCATTCATGTGAAGCACTGCGTCGATGGAGTACGTCAGCACCTCTGCACTTTGCACGATCAACCGGTCTCCCAGCGGCCGCAGGTTTTCATCAGAAAGGTGAGCCTTCACCTCGGCCAGCAGCGCCTCGTCTGCTTCACCGGTGCCGTTCAAGTGCAGCACAGTCACCACAACGGTTGCGGGCGACGGGCTCTCAGCGCTGGCATCGGCAACCAGCGCCGAGGTGTTGCGCGCGTGCAAGATGTAGCTGTTGCGTGGCCCAGCGGTGGTAAGCCCCTCGAACGCCAGCTGGACGCGCTCACGCAGGGCGTCGTCTTCCTCCTGAATTTCCGGCGCGGGGGGCACCGCCGCGGCGTCTGCTTTCTGGATAACCAGCCGTTTGAGGTTCACGCGTGCGGCGAGTTGATCCAGATCTGCCCGCTGCGCGTAAGGCAGCATCAACGCCTTGGCGGCGTCGTTGACCCGCGCCCGGTTCTGCAGCTTTCGGTAAGCGCCCAGCTCGATCAGCTTGACCACTGGATCGCTTTCCAGCGTGGCATTCCACCCAGCGCCCATGAACTGACGAAAACTCGCCAGTTCTTCGTCGTATATCTCCTCGAAATCCAGCGGTTCTAAGACATCGGGTGCCGGCAGGGAGGACAGGTCAAGTGTGCTCACGCTGAGGCCTCCAGAATTCTGCTTTCGCCCAGGTAGTCCACACCGATCTCAAACCCGATCCGCCCATCAACCACCGAGACGACCTTGATGCGCCTGAGGTCCACACGTGGCTCCCACAGTTCGAGCGCTCGAGCGGCTTCGGCCTGCACCGCACTTTTCCAGCCTTCGTTGATCGGCAGGTCGACGAAGCGGCGCAGGTTGCTGCCGTACTCGGGCCGCATCCGCCGACTGCCCAAGGGAGTGGACAGAATGTCCTCAACGGACTGCCGCAAATGATCGATGCCGGTGATGGGCAGGCCTGTGCGGCGGTCCATTCCGATCATCAGTATTACTCCTCGATCAGTTGCAGATCCGGGTGAGCATTGAGGTATTCAAACTGCTTGATGCTGACGGCAGTTGCGCGTCCCTGCGCAACGGGAACGGTTTCGCCATCCGGCAGTACCAGCGTGCGAGATGTGTAAACGCTGTCGCGAAATAGCCGACCGGGGGTGATGGGCGTTTCACTCAAGACCGGCACTTGGGGTGTTTCAAAATCAACGCCGCTGCCGGGCAGCCTCACGGCAACCGAATCGATGATCTCAGTCTTGGCTTTGCTCATGTCGTTTCTCCGGACATAAAAAACCCGCACGCGGCGGGTGGGTTGAAGTCAGTGAACGTGGTTGGGGGAATTGCCACCGGCGTCGATGATTTTGCCCAGACCAGACACGTCGCCGGTGACGGTCAGCGGCCCGTTGACGGTGACGTTTCCGGTCAGGGAGATGGAGCCCGCACTGATGCTGACCGCCCCGCTCGTCACTTCAACCACCGCGCCGCCAACCTTGATTGTCGCCTTGCCGGTGGGCAGTGAAATGTCATATGTCTTGGCTTTCCAGTCGTACACCAGCGAACCGCCATCCGCGAAGCGCCAGACCTCGACGTGATCACGGTTGTCCGGTGCCGGGCCCGCCTCACTGTGAAGACCGGGGATAAACCGTCCCAGGGATGGCACGCCGCTTGGACAGATCAGCGTGCCTTGCTCGTTAATGGTGGGGGCTCGCCAGTGCCGTGCCTGGCCCGACGCGATGCTGTGCCAGCGAACCCACGGGCTGATCCAGCCCCGCGATTCGATGCGAACCTTACCGGCCTCAAGATCGACCGCCACCACATGCCCCGGCACGATCATCGCGCCGATCATGCGGTCGTGTTCGGCGACGGCTTCGCGACTCATGGCACCCCCGGAGTGAGCTCAATCAATTCATGTTCGACGTCGAACACCAGCTGCGCAGGAGGATTATCCGGCCACGGCCACTGCTGCTCACCGAGGTGGATTTCCTGCGTCCATTCGACGAGCCAAACGGTATAGCCATCCAGCTCGGGTTTGGTCCAGTCGGGAACGGCCTGCACGAACTCTGCAGGTGCGACGTTATCCAGGTCCCAGCTCTGCGTGCGCAGCAGCATGGCGAGTTGAGTCGCGAGCTGCGCGGCCTGCTGATTGTGTTGGGGCTGTTCCGATCCAACGATGATGCGTGCTTCAAATTTACAGACCAGCGCGACTTCGCCAGTCCCTGGGTCAGACCCCGGCTCGATCTCGGCCAGTTCCAGGAACAACGCGGGCAGGTCAACATGAGCGCCAATGTCCGGCCACGCTGCGACAGCTTCGAGGCCCGTCAGGGTTTCGCCTATTTGCCGCTCGATGGCGGCGTACAGCAGTTCAAGCGTGAGGGGTTGGTCATCCACGTGCCGATCCTTTCAAGTATT